AAAGGTGTAAGTATCTCTTCTTCTTTTTGGGGATTGTATATATTTGCCATTATCGAGCGACTCCTCTAGGTTATTTATTTAAATGTTTAAGCTCCGTTTTTAAAACAATTACTTGTTTTTCTAATTCTTGAACTCTTGAAATTGTGTCTTGCACAGCTTTTGGTGGCGACCATTCATCTATCCATTGATCGTTTTCCTCAACTTCAACAGTTAACAAATCGAAATTATGTTCTAGCATAGATAATCGTTCTGTTAAACCAAAATATAACCACACAGATAATGCCGTTACAGCGATCATACTTATCAAGTTACGAAGTGGTATACTTATATTACTATTATCAGATAATTGAAACGGCTTATCTTCCTTCTCAGACACTTATGGTTCCTCTTCGTAATCTTAATTCATTTAAGTTTTTTTCTTTCTTTCCTCCATCGTACTCCCAAG